GCGTTGGTAGCCGGGTCGTATATCCTCGCATTGTTTGATATGTGAGGGACACAGAAAACTCGGCCGTCTGGCAAAAGCACCCCTCCAATAAACGCTCCCCCCCCCGGATATGTGTCTGCTGGAGTTGCGGTGGCGTCGTTGGCGATGTTATTTGCCGGGATGCGGTTTGCCTGCGCGGTGCGGGTGTATTGCAATCTACTGAGGATGTCGGAGAGGTAGTAGTTATTATTTAGAGGCCAGAGGCTGCGGCGGACTAGTTCCATGACTCGCATGCGGCTCCACATGCCGCTGGCGGATGTGCTGCTGGTGATTGGCTCATGGCCGATATATCCGTGTTCGCGCATGGGGTTAGGCAATTTCTTCGTAGGAGATAAGCAGGTCGAGGGCTCCGGCTGCTCCGGCTAGGGCGTGGATGGCGTCGCCCTCCTCGAGGTTTAATCCGCCGCCGTCGACTTTGGAGAGGATGACGATGGAGGCATTGGCCGGAACGGGGATGGTGCTGGCAATGTAGCGGTGCGTGCTGGCGCGGAAATGGGTGACGCTCAATGCCACGGTGGCGGCGCTCTTGTTGGCGGCGATGATGGTGGAGAGGCGCAGCAGCTTGTTGCTATTTGCAGGGTTCTGAACGCCGGTGGTGGCGAGGGATTCGGTGACGGCGTAGGCGGTGGTCCTGCCGATGATGGATGTGGTGTTGACGAGGTTTGGAGCGGCCATGTTTGCGTGGTGGTTAGAGGTTTAGAAAATGAGGCTGAAAGCGATGACGCGCCCGGCGCTGGCGGCGGTGATGGTGTTGCCGGAGACGGTGAGGCCGGGGCCTAGAGTGACATGCTTGAGCGACTTGGTGGTGTTGTTGAAATACACGAGGCTGTCTGCTCCTGCGTCGGCGGCGGAGACTTTCCCGTCGGTGACGGAGAGGACATCGGCGGCGCTGGAGTCGATGGTCGGTTCGCTGGAGGCTGAGGGTGTGGGTGTGGCGATCATGGTTTAGCTGGAGGCAGGGCGTTTATTCGGATGCGAGTTGCTGGACTAGTGCTTTAAGCTGATCTTGTTTGTCGGCAGGGAGTGTCGCTGCGAGGTCAAATATCGGCGCTGCCTCGGCCTCTGGCGTGGTCTGCTCTGGCCTTGGCGGCAGCGTGGGGTGGTCGATCTCGCTTTCTTTTTTTATCTCGGTGCCAGGCGGAACCTCAAATGGCGTGACGCCGTCCCAGAGGATCGTGTTTTCCAGCCACCCGCCTGCGGAGTTTAAAATAACATATCGATCGACCATAATTAGAAATAAGTTGTAATAATTGCCATTCCTGCCCCACCAACGCCACCAGCACCAGACGATGCGCCAGTTTCAGTTGCCCCCCCCCCACCACCACCGCCTGCGGGAAATCCTCCTGCGCCTCCATTCCCACCAGAAACAGTAATTCCGCCGCCACCTCCACCTCCACCTGATCCAACGGCAAACAGACCAGTTGTTGCAGATCCGTTATTTGCCCCTGCGCCTCCATTGCCTCCACTTCCCCCACCCGATCCGCCGGTTAAATTTAATACACTTGATCGCCCTCCTGTGCCGCCTGAAAAAACGCTACCAGCTGTACTGCCAAGTCCGCCTCCGCCAGCACCGCCAGCCCCACCATATTGAGTAAGCGTAGCAGTAGAAATTGGCGACCCCCCACCTCCAGGGCCCGCTGCTCCGCCAGTCGCGCCGTTATTTGCTTGTAAAATTCCAATACCTCCCCCTCCTCCACTACTCGAGCCGCCTGCACCCCCAGTCCCTCCTAAACAAATTAGCGACTTAAATGTTGTATCCCCACCATTCCCACCATTCCCACCATTCGCGGTTATTGCAGTCCCTGCGCCGCCGGCTCCACCAGCTCCTATAGTAACGTTTTCAATATTATTTAAAACAATTGCTGGAATTGTTATATTCAAATAACCTCCTCCTCCACCACCGCCGCCACCACCTTTTGCCACTCCCGCACTAGTATTTTTCCTGCCGCCGCCGCCGCCGCCGCCAGCACCAAAAAGCTGGACGTTTACGGATTTAGCGTTTGCTGGTTTTGTCCAAGTTGCGCTTGATGTAAAAATTTGAACATCTACATTGCTGGCCCCGCCTCCACTGCTTGGCGTCTGCGGGACCCAAGCCGTGCCGTTCCAGACAGGCGTTTGGTTGAGCGCTGCTCCACTTTGAGCGATGTCGCTCAGGGAGTGCGTGTGCGTGGTCGCCGCCTTGCCATCGAGCGCGGCCTGCGTGGCGGTGCTGATTGGTTTGTCCGCGTCGCTGGTGTTGTCGCAATTTGCGAGGCCGACATCGGATTTTGCCAGCGTGACTGCTCCGGTTTTGCCCGCCACGGAGGAAACGCCGGTAACGAGGGCGGAGATCGCTGCGGATACGCTGGCAGTCGTCGCGTAGGAGGCAATGGCGGAGGAAATCGCTGTGGAAACTTGCGACGCCGTCTGGTAGCCGTAGGCTGCGATCTGCGTCGCCACTGCTGCCGTGGTCGTATAGACTGAGGCGAGCCCACTGATCGCGGAGTTGAGCGCGGTGGTGGTGGCGTAGGAGCCTGCGGGCTGTTTGCCTGCGTCGATGGTGTCCTGTGCGGCGCTGGTGCGGTAGGGGGTCAGCGCCGTGGCTTGCAGAGCCGAGTCGGCCTTGCCAAGCGATGTGGCGACGCCTGCCGACAGGCGAGCGTCAGGGAGCGTGCCGGACGTGAGGAGGCTGGCGTTAGTCGTGGGAGGCGCGGCTGCAGCGACGGCAGCGGCGAAATCAGTGATCTGCGAGGCCGGGTGCGTGTGCGATGTCGCCGCTTTGCCGTCGAGCGCGGCCTGCGTGGCGGTGCTGATTGGTTTGTCCGCGTCGCTGGTGTTGTCGCAATTTGCGAGGCCGATATCCGCTTTTGTCACATTGCCGATAGGCATGGCGATGCCTGGCGTCACGACAACTTGCGCGGTTGGAACGAGGGTGAGGTCAACGGATGCCATGAGGTCAGGTGCGTGTTATTAATCGCTCGATAGAGGCAATGCCTCCGACGAGCTTTCGGCTGTTGCCATAGGGGTCGGTGATGAAAACATCGTATCGAGCGCGATTTACTGGCAGGGCGCTGGTCTGCTCGCCTGTGAGCATGACCCGCAATTCGCCGCTCGTGCGCGGAATCGGGAATGTGACGGTAAACTCAGCAAGCAATGGTTTGTCCCAATCTTCGCGCAGTTGGGCGGCTGCGGTGAAACCGGTGAGATTGATGGGTAGGGCATTGGGCAATGTGGATTCTTTCAGCGTGATTTCCAAAAAAAACCACTCGCCGGCTGGGATGGTGATGTCGAAGGGCTGGCTCATGGCTGAGGGTCGGGCTGTGCCACCGGGGCGGCTGCGCCTGCGGGGACGAGCGGCACGATGTTGCGCTTTTTGAGTTCGACTTCCTCGCGCTCGATCTCGCTCCAGACATCTTCGGGGTCTCGGTTCGATGTCTCGCGGATGATTTCGCTGCGGGATTTGAGTTTTTGCGAGATGGCCTTTTCGTTTGCTGCCATTTCTGCGGATGGGTCGATCCATGCCCAGCGGCGTCCGGTGAACGCGACTTGCTTGTATTTTTCCAGTCGGTCGAACTTGAGGGGCTTGCCAGCGATGAGGATTTTGTTGGCGAGTAGTGAACGCTCAAGCCATGCCTCGTAGATCGGCATGACGAAGCCGGAGATGAGCCATTCTTGCAGGCCCTTCCACACTTCGCGTTCGTCGAGTGCGCCTTGGCGGATCGAAGAGAAATTGACGCTCGTCAGGTCGCTGGCCAGGTTGTTGTAGCTCACGCCGAGGCCGGAGGAAATCGACCGAAGCATGGCTTTGCAAAATGGATCGAATGCTTGGTCTGGGAATTGCGGCGTGTAGGGGATAAATTCCCTGTTGCCGATGTCCTCGAACTTGCCCGGCTCGGCGTCCATTTCGAGGATGTCGTCACTGTCGCCGTCGATGTTGCGGAAGAAACCCATCTTGCTGGCGGACACGCGAGCGTTCACCACGGCGGCGTCTTCAAAGCCTGCCAACATGCGCATGCGCCAGAGGGCTGTGCGTGCCCACGGGAGGCCGCGCTTTTGGCCGACTCGCTCCGGGAGGAAACGATGGATGACCTGATCGGCGGGGACTCGCTGGAAACTTTCGCCGTTGTGGTTGATGTAGCCCATCATCATCTCGTCGTAGTTTCGGAAATGGTAGGCGACCGGGCGTCCGTTCGGGTTAAACTCGATTCCGTGGCGGATGACATTGCCGTTGTTCAATTTTTCCCACTTTGTGGGGTTGAGCAAAACGGGGTCTATGAACTGCACGGCGAAGCCCCACTTGTTGAGGTCTTCTCCGTAGCGTTTCACGGCGATGACCTCGCCATCCATCGCGGCGGTGGTGACTGCGAGCCGCTCGCCATCGGCGCGGGAGAGTTGGCCGGTGATGTCGTAGTTTCCGCGCTTGCTCCAGTCTGCAAAGGCGTCCTCGATGGCGCTGCTGGCCACGGTGTCCATCGTTCCGCTGGGGTCGCGGATTTGGGCGTTGAAGGTGAAGCCTGTCGGGCCTGCGATGTTATCGCGGGCCATTTGAAGGAATTTTTTGAGGTGGTCGTTGTTCTCTGCCTGTTCACGCGAGCGGGCGACGATGCGGCTCCAGTATTGGAAAATCCATGCGTCAATCGTGGTTGGTGTGCCTGCCCATGTGGATTCCAGACGGCCTGCACCGGCGGCTTGCGGCATCCCGGCTGTGGCGAAGCTGCCGATGGTGTCGGAAAGAATGGACCGCGCCGACCAGAGGCGAGGCTGGTCGGCACGGCTTGGCGCGGGCGTCTTCGTGGTGGTGCGGGAAAAAATGTCGAGGAGGCCCATGATTAGATGCGGACGGAAATTGATTGCCCGATGGAGGAGATGCCGGATGAAAGTCGGGACTCGCGGGACAACTCACGTCTCCAGAACGAAAGGAGTTGCAGGAGTTCGGCGATGCTGTGGCGCTCCAGTTCGCGGTTGTTGATTTTGTAGCGTTTGGCTTCAAGCGTTGCGCCACCGGCGAGCATGGCTTGGATGTGTGCCACGGCGATGCGGGCCTGCGTGCGCACCTCGGCACCGGGTGCGAGGGTGGCAGCGGATTCGCGGATGAGGAGGTCGCCGGTTCCGACAAGGGCGCGGTGTGCGGCAACGGTGGCCCATGCCTCCCAGATGTAATGCCCTGGTATCCATCCGGTCGTATTTGCGGCGGCGGTGAAGGTTCCTGCCGTGCCTGTGGCGGCGACATTGCGCGACTGCATCCCAGCGAATTGCACAAGGACGGTCGCGGCTGGGTCTGCCGATACCGTAACCTCAAATGTTTCGCCTGCCGTAATAGTCACCATGAATGCACGAAGGACGCCCTGCGCGTGGTGCGCCTGCGTTTCGCGGCATTCTCAGCATCCGGTCTGGGGGTGTCTTCTGCGGGGCGTTCCACCGGAGGGGGCGTTTCGACCTCGGCGGGCTTGGGCGTGGGCATGGTCTGCCGCCTCCTCAAAGCGAGCTTGTCAAACTGCGGGGCGCGAAGGACGAGGGCGGCGAAGGCGTAGACTCGGCAGTCGAGCGGTTCGTTCCGTGCGCCGGATGTTTTGTGCCACTCCATGCGCGGGAATCCCTTCACGAATTTCGTCACGGCCTTTTCTGCGGTCAACCCTCGGAAATACTCTGCGCTCCGTCCCTGCGGGAAATGGCAATATCCAGAGCCGGGTTCCGTGATGCGGAGGCGTTTGTAAACGATGCTCTTCGCGGAATCGACGCCGACAATGTAGACATCGATGGGGCGTGTGGTTTTTTTTCCTGCTCTGCGGCGGGCGGGGTTGCCGACGATGGGCAAGCCGGGTCCGCCTTGTCCCTTCACGCCGTAAACTCTGTCTCCCTTGTGGCGTTTGACATAGCCGTAAACGGCTTGGGTGTTGCTGCCGCCGGTATCGATGCAGGTGGTTTCGATGACCATTTCGCCGCCTGCCTCGGAGGTCCACCGCTTGCGGAGGTAGTCGGTGAGGTGCGTCCACGGGCTGCCTGCCGTTCCCTCCGGGATGTCGGGGTCGCCGAGAATGACATGATAGGCAACGCTCCAGCTTTCTTCGCCGCCTGCCCATGCGACCACTTCGATTTCGAGCCGGTCTTGCTGGGTGTCCACGCCTGCCGTGAGGATCAACCCACGGGCTGGGACATCTGCCTGCGGGTAGGGTTCGCACCGCTCGATCAAGGCATGCTCGCTGATGCGTTCACCGCCCTCTTCCCATGTTTCGCCGAGGCTGGTGTTGATCCACACTTGCAAAGTTGAGGGATCGTCTTTCGCCCGTCCATGCTCGATGGCGATGTCTGCGATGCTTCGCCACGGCGAATAAAGTTCGTTCAAGTGAAACCCCGCGATCTTGCTGGGTCCGGCGCTGGCCTGCCACCGACCACGGGAGACCGCTTGGTTTTTCTGCGCGTTGGTGATCGTGCCGTTGCAGGCGGGACACCGGAGGGTTGCAAGGTCGCGGCGTCCGTCCTGCCATACGACATTGCCCCACCGCAACGGGTGCTCGTGTTTGCAATGAGGACACGGCACGAGGAAATGGCGCTGATCGGAAATCTCAAAAGCTCGCTCGATGCGAGAGAGGCCCTTCACGGTCGGGGTCGAGACCATGACGATTCTTCTGTTCCAAAAATTCTTCGTGCGGGCGATGGCCAAATTTACCGGATCGCCCTCGCTCCCGGCGCTTGCCGGGTAGCGGTCCACCTCGTCAAGCAGGAGGATGCGGATCGGGCGGGAGGCGAGGCCGCTGGGGGCGTTGGCTCCGACCAGCGTGACATGCCCGCCGGGGAATCGTTTGTGCAGGATCGTGTTTCCGCTGTCGCGGGTCTTGGCCGGTCGCACCTTGGAGCGGAGGCTGGGCGAGTCTCGGAACATTGGCGCGAGGCGATCCTTGGAAAATGTCTCTGCCATGGCCTCGTCCGGCTGGACGAGCATGAGGGGCGAGGGGTCGAAATCCACGAAGTAGCCTATGCAGTTGAGGAGGATTTCCGTTTTTCCAACCTGTGCCGATGACATAACGACAACCTGCTCAATGGTCGGATCGGCTACGGCGTCCATAATGCCTCGCTGGTATTCGGCGCGGTTTGTTCGCCACTGCCCCTTCTCTGCTGCCGCTTCCCCGGAGAGTTTGCGCCGGTGGTCTGCCCATTCGCTGATTGTCCATTTTGGAGGGGGTGACCATGTTTTGGAAATCACCCGCCCGAGGCCGGCCAACTCTTGCTGCTCTCCGGTCATTCTTCCGCCTCGTCTGCTTCGGGGCTTTCGTTGCGCTCTGCTTCCAGTTGTTTGTAAAAACGGGCCACAACTTTGTCAGGGTTGTAGTCCGTGAGTTCGGTGAGGGCTTCATGCGCGGCGTCACGAATGATTTCCAGACACACCGCCGGATCGCTTTCGTCGGCAACCCTTGGCGCGACCAGCGTAGGGATTGCCAAGATGCGGCTGCGGGCGTTGGCCACCATGTCGTTCATCACCTCGGCCACGGCCTCGGCATCGTGAGCGGTTCGTTTGAGCTTG